AACATAGAGATCCAAGCCCAAGACGTTTCCACGAATTGATGTTGGATTAGCAGTACCACCGGCATTTTGTGTCAATGGCTGAGCGTTGTAAATTGGACGACCAGTTGTGTCAGTTGCACCCATCAAGAGTGACCACTGTGATGTTCCAGCAACGTATGCGGTTGCTGTTCGCTTTGTTGCTGTGTAAGCAGCAGCGGATTCTGTTGATACGAACGAAATGATTCCTGCTGATGATGCCGCAGTTGTTGCAGCTTGTGTTCCGCCAGCAGTAATTTGAGCAATGACATATTCATCAGTTGCTTGTGCATACGCTTCGCGGAGATTTTGCAACATAATTTCATAAAAGCTCGGATCTGACCTGTCAAGTAATTCAACGCTATATCGCTGGAATCCGGCCTTTTTGATTACAGTCGCGTTCACATAAGCTGAAGTGATCTGAGTTGTACCAGTTGGATCTCCACCTTCTGCAACAGTTGCGACTGTTGAATTTGCAGTAATCTTCGGAATTGAAACTGTCATTCCGTATGAATTAAGTGGACGTGTACCGCCGCAAGCTTCAATAGTTGGTCGAACCAATGTTGTGTTTGTTGCAACGTCGCGAATGTATGAAACTGGTGAGAACGCTGGATTTGTTGAGAATGAATCATCGGCAGCAGCTACGTACTGACGTGAATCTTCATTTCCCATCTTTGCCTTGATTGTGTGCTCAAGATAAGCGCCTGGTGTCTGAATTGGTGAACGTGGTGTTGTGAAATACAACGGACGTGGTGTCTCTGTTGCAGTTACGACTTTGGAAGCCTCAACCGCTTCGGCTGCTGCTTCGGGAACGGCTGGAGTTGATTCCATTTCGTTTTCTCCTTGTGTTGTTGGTATGGTTGTTTCTGCTTCTTCGGCTGATGCTTCTGATTCAGAATCTTCTGGCTCACTAGCTGCGACGGCTACTTTCGCGCTCGCAATTGCTGGATCTGTGACAAGTGAGACTTCTTTCAGCGCGCTTGCGCTAATTACTAAAACGCCATCTACATTCTTGTATTTTTCAGCAAGAACTCCAACGCTAAATCCGTCACGCAATCCTGATGATGCTTCGACAAGGCTATCGTTTCCAGCGGTTGTATTGCCAATAGCAAATGTCGCATCGATGCCTTCATCGGTGACTTTGTAGGATTTTAAAAATCCAATTGGCGCTTCACGGCGATGCTCAAGTAGTAATTTCGTTGTGTTGCCAAAAGTAATTGAACCAGGCTTAAACGAAGTCGCTCCAGCTGATGTTGATCCAGTTTCGTTCCAAGTGACGATACGTCCGGAGATTTCTCGTTTTGGAAAATCCGTTGCCGTGACTTTGATTGAAAAGTCAAGATTCATCGGAGTTGGCTTTGTTTCTTTCATGAGATCATATCCTCTTCTCGTCGGATTTCTTCTGTTGTAATTGCCCCAATGTCATAAAGCAGTTTATAAACCTCAGCACGTTCTTTTGCTGATCCGCGCAAATAATCATCAAGATCAAATTTAACTTCTTGAGATGCAGGAACGAAATCATTTGGCATTCCAGTCATTGAAAGACGTTCCTCAATGCTGGTCATAACATTTCTCAATGAGAAATCGACGAGACTTTGACGCGAAAGCGCAGCATTTGAGTAAGTCATACTGGATCCAGTTTCGGCATCGACGTAATAAGCCGGAATGCCGCAAGCCCTTGCAAGTTCAGTTGCAACGTAAGATCTGGCCTGATTTAGCTGCAATTTCTCTGGATCAAATCCTAAAGCTTGCAATTCAACATCAGCATTCAAAAAAGCCGTTGAACGATTGCGTCGAGCGCTGCCCCAAGATTCGAGAAGCTTTGCAATGCGATCTGCTGGCAGTGCTGTGCCATTTGATTTCAAAACCATAGTCGGAACTGGCTCGCGTGCATACATAACGGCAGCACGCTCTAATTCTGCTCCGGCTTTAATTGTACGACCAGCACGATTCAAAATTCCTTCATCATTTCCGTAAAAAACGGCTAAAGCGCCAACACCAGAATCAGGAACCGGAATGTTATCTACTGTGTAATACTCAATCTCTGTTCCGCGTGCATTTGTAATAATTCCGACGCGAGTTGGCGAAATTCTTTCAGCTGCACGGATGCGATACGTATCTGCATAAATTTCAGTAATGCGAAGATACCCGTATCCAAATAGCAGCAAATCCTCGCACAACCAGGCATAAGTGCTAGATCCTGGAACACGTGGATCCGGTTGATTAATGCACTTGGGCGGCGTCTCTACTTCGGTACCATCGGCCTTGACGCGAACCTTTAACGGAATCGATGCAACGCTTGAAGTGATGATGTTACGGGCGCGAGCGCACGTTGGCACTGACATAAATTCCGCACGTGATGCAGTAATGCCAGTAATTCCGTAAAAATTATAAATTGAATCTGTGGTGTTTGTAGGAGCTAAAGATGCTAAAACATCATAGGTCGGTGACGGATCCGATGTTGTGATGTTGCGTGAAAATAGTCCCATAGCCCGAAGTCTAAAGGTCTCCTATACATCTAGCCGACCAAAATATCAATCTCCATCTCTGGGCGTGTCGCAAAGTGTGTCGCAAGAGCTGAAGCCACCGCAGCGCACACTGCAACGCTTGAGGCGCGCCGACCGATGATCCAGCCGCCATCGCCCATTGGTAATCGAACGGCCGATAATATCTGCTTGGATAACTCTGTCTGTTTTCCGTGGATTAATCTTTTTGAGGTAATCGCTCCCAGCAATTCATCGCAGCTCTGGCCATATAAGGCGCCATCGATGTCAATGACTGGAATTCCTGCCGGTTGTAATCTTGCAGCTACGGCAGAGCTTGTTCTTTTGCTAAAAGCAACATATTCCAACGGATATTTTCTAGCATAAGGCGCAATGTCATTGGCGATAGCTTTATCGTCCAGCGAAATTGGATTGTGCCAAGTGTGCAACAGCTTGATGTTGAAAGTGTCGTCTGGATTTTTCTGGGCAGCAACGAGCGCCCCATCTCTACGATCCGGACTCAAATCAAGGCCGAACCACGTGACTTTATCTGTATCCAAGACAATTTCATCGGATCCACATTCTTCCCATTCTTTGACAGGAATGGCTCCGGATATCGTATTGACCCACCGGCACAAAACTTCGGTCTGGACTACATCTGGCGGATCGTTGAGAACGGCACGGATGTTATCTTCGTGAATCGTGTGTCCCAGTGCTGGATTACTTGCGACCCAATTGCGTTCATCCTCAATCTTGTCTGAAAAGGCTGACCATTCGAAATATGCAATGTCGTCATTACCACCGGCCGCCGATGCCATACCGCGTTCGCGCAGCTGGTTGAGGATTAAGGAATGTTGATCGCCAGCGTTGGAAAATGTCCAGAGCTGAGGATTTTTTGCCGCCATCATCGTGTAGCGCATTGCTGACCACGCTTCGGTGTCTTTCAGCTGACGGGTCTCATCCATATACACAGTCTCCGGCTTGGCAAATCCACGAGCTGCGGCATTTGCTGCCTTAACCACGTAACGAGCACCGGAGATCAATTCAATTTCTTCGGATCCGTGCGCCCAGCGGATCTTCTTGACTTGCTTTGCAAGTGCCGGATTGTTTTCAATGATGCTGACGACGTGCCGGAAAGTCTCAAGAGATGTTGTAAGCACGTGAGCAGATCCAAGTTGCAACGATTCCTGCCATAGGAAAAGCCGAGCCAAAATTGACATTTCCATAATCGTCGATTTTCCGTTTTGCCTGGCTGCAACGATTACGACCAGAGGAGCGTGCCATCTACCATCCGGCTTGATTTTCAACGCGTGCTCGAACACGAATTTTTGCCACGGCATTAGCTCGATGCCAATCGATGCGGCAAAATCAATGACTTCCAAGCCTTTTGACGGCAAATCGTTCAGCCTTGAGTGGATTCTGGGCGTTCCTGAGCCGATTAAGCGCTCTGGTGCAGGTTCAATTCCCTGTTCGTCCCTATTCGAGCCTGTAACGACCTGCAGTGACCTTATTTGACCCTGTTCAGCCTTATTCATAACTTGTGCTCTCTTGTTCAGGTGAAAACAGAAAAG